GTATTGTCTCTGGTGTGTAGAGATCCATGTATGTTCCCTCGTTCAATCCTGTGACGTTTCGTGCTCGAGACATTCCAGGAATGTTAAAATAAGAGCAAAGGTCTTCATTAAGATTCTCGAACCTTAACATGTGACAACGCAACTTGCCATTTTCGTCGCAGACATGATCGGTGGTAGGATACCAACCACGGATTGCGCGGTGCCACATATAATCCTGACCACCCCAATCAAAGCGACTCTCTAGGAAATGCTCGAACGAATCAATCTTGTGCTTGCCGACGGGTTCTTTCTTCTCTACCTCGGTCACCTTCTTAGCGAAGAAATAGCGAGAGACGACACGATCCCATGGGTTACGTGCTACTGCGAATGCACTGTGCATTTTTCTTAGGTCTTCTTTATAGTCTCTCCAACGTGCATGCTCAAAACCATGATGGTCGCCAATAGAATCCATCTTTTGTTTTACAGCAAGAGAGTATTCACGACTCTTGTGATTGTCTACTGTTCCGACAATGATCTTATTCGCCAGTTGAGGACTTCGGCGGATAGTCATCCCTGCGCATTTAGGGATATGAACAAAAATAGATTTAATCATTTGAAATTACCTGCATCAGTTTCTCAACGTTTTCTCCTGCCTCTGGTAATTTGTCTTTGAGGAAGAAGTGAACGAAGTGACAGTCTTCAATATTCGTATTAGCAGTATACAAACCGTTCCATTTACTATCCATATGTTTGATTGGAACACGATACTTTTTAATGAAATAATTTAAAAGGGTTTGATCGGTGCTCCACTTCCATGCGCCCATGCCGTCGACAAAGTTCTGAAACTCTGCTCGCTCGATAAACTGTTTCGGCGTTTGACCTTTAAGGAATGGTAAAAACAACTCTGAGTTCAATAAGATCATTCCCATATTGAAAAACTCAAACCCCAAATTGTTTGGTTTGAAGTCGATACCAACTTGGGGTCTATGCAAAGTTTTGTATTGCATTACAGAGTAGTTGGTAATCTTGCCTTTGTATGCTTCTGTGATCGGCATCTCTCTTTCGCAAACTGCCCCGAACGCATGATTATTCCCGAACTCACCCCAGATACTTGGAGCGTCTGGTCGAATGAAAATATCCGCGTCTATGATTGCAATTCTGTCGTATTCTTCGAGGTGTGCGAATGCTTGTTCTTTTTCATATATCGGAAGATATCCGCCATGTTTTTCATACGATTCTTTACTTCTATTCGTTATAAAAATATTTGGTTTGATCCTAAGTTTAGGAGTTCTCTGGACAAAATGATCGAATCCGTGTCGCTCGCAATATGCAGCAACACTATCGATACAATGCTTATAGAGTTTAGAGTTTGCTGCCTTTCCGATGCAAACTTGATAGACAAGTGCTTTCATTTTTCTTCTCTCAATTCTTCAAGACTTTTTTGCAATAGTTGCAATTGTTTCTTGACAACCCAAAGGTTGTATTGTGTATACATTAAAACGACGATAAGGAATGTCACGATCATTTCATCTTCAATCATTGGTAATCCTTCACGAACTTAGACATTTCTTGTTCAGAAAAATCGGAACCATATACCTGAACACGTTTATTTTTTTTCGAAGATCTATCTAGATATTGATCTTTATGGCGGTTTTTCTTTTTGTTACGCGGATCGTAACGGGTGTATTTTGCCATGTCTAACTACCTTACTCCCTCAGCATGATATGAACCGTAGACGCAGTGCATTAACTCGTGCCCCCAAGTTTCCATTGTTGTGTGATCAGTTTGAGATCTGGGTTGTACAACATACACATTACACCTTGAAGGTGTTGCACCTTCTACAAGTTTAATTGCCCATTGTGCAACACCGTCAACCTCACCTTCGGTCGGAATATTATTCTTTTCGATATAGCGGTTTAGTTGTCTTGAGTTACTAAATGTTTTGACATTGATGATGAAATCAGTTTCTTCGGCATTGTGCGTTGGAGTCATTTCCCTACCGGTATTCTCTCCGCAAGAAATCATCATAAAGAATGCAGATAGAGTCATCGTTAACGCGACATAGACCTTTACTGCATTAGACATTTTCTAACCTCGTCATCAAACGCTCTGCCCGATTTGTTACTTGCTTATACCAAAGGGAATCACGACCTTCAATGCCAGCGCGTTTCCAGTCTTGATCTTCTAGTGCAGCGCGGAAGTTCTTAAACTTGCTTAAACGAGTGCGCCCCATATTGAACATCATGTTGACCAAGACTTCTTGTACTTCTTCTGGCCACAACATAAACTTATTGTTGTAAAGCGCGATACATTCGCTTTCTGCGGTTCGCAAATCCTTTTCAAATGCTTCCCACACGCGATCCTCAGAAACCTCGGTTCCTTCAGGTTCACCATACTCTGGGTCATCTTTGACAATTAAGTGTCCAACACCGAATGTTGGATATCCCAAGTGGTCTAGATAAATTTCGTATTTAATACCTTCGTCGATTTTAAGTTGCTCGAAAACTCTTTCTTTGTTCATAGTCCCATCCATTCCTTTGTCATTATATAGTCTCTAACGAAATCGCTTCTCACAATATCCTCCCAAGAGAATGTAACTGTCGAGAAGTTTTTCATTTGATCCAATATCTGTAAAAATTTATTTATACCTGCCTTGTCGTTATTGCTCTTGAAGTCGGTTTGGCGGTAATCTCCGGAGAAAATAATTCGTGTTCCCTCTCCGACTCGGGTGATGACCGAATCAAGTTCGTGGAAGTTTAGATTCTGACACTCATCGACCAGTATGATAGAGTGGTCAAAGGTCACGCCGCGAATGTACGAGGTTGACTCAAATTTCAGATAATCGTTGTGTATGAGTTTCTCGTATGCCTTGTTGTCCTCGAACATCTCAGCAGTGGCGGCACGGTATGGTCCAGTAAAGGCATCGAGTTTTTCTTCGAGGGATCCTGGAAGGTATCCAACGTCTCTTGTTGGAACAACTGAACGAACTATGATTAGTTGCTCATATATTGTCGAGCGGTCGAGGATTTGTTCTAACGCAAGGTACATACCGAGGAAGGTTTTCCCAGTACCTGCAGTTCCGATCAGTGCGAGATGGTCTCCATCTTTCCACGAATCAAACACTAACTGTTGGTTGTCGGTAATAGGTTGAATTGTGCTGAGATCATCAATACGGATATTCATTGATGCGGTTTGCTGTTGTTTTGTTTTCATCAGTCGTTTATCGTGTTGTCTACAAATCCATATTTTTTCTTCTGATCAGAAGAAAGTCCAGAATTGCCACCGGCATTCTGCTTTATTTGTTTCAATTTATCTTTCCAGTCTCCGGAAGTTTTGCCTAGGACAGAACCCGTGTGAGTGACAAGTCTCGGTGCACCGATAATTACTTTCCACTCGCCTTCTTGTTTGATTCTTTCCATCTCAGAGATAGATATAACGACTTCTTTTTCTTCGCCAGTTTCAATGTTACGCAGATTATATGTTGGCATGATAGGTTTCCATATTTAAGGGAGAACAAGTCCCCTCGAAAGGGGACAGGTCCAGATAGGATCACCCCCTTAATCGAGATTCAACATCAGATATAGCAGTTCGCAAGAAATCTTGTTTCTTTGCGAGTTTATGTGCTCTATTGACATTCCCTCTTTTCTCTAATTTGTGAATATAATGTCCAAGTTCTTTCGAATCTTTCTTCAGTCTCTGTAACTGATAAAATGCTCCCATAGGTTGCTCCTTGTTTGCTTGGTTATTATAGACTCATGATGTAAATATGGTTGTGCCTCCTTCTGATAATTTAATTCACAATACTCAAAAATTTACTCACGGATCAAACTAGGAAACGCATCTTGAACAAGTTTCTTAGTTAGGTATCGGTGAGGACTCTTCTTGTTAATCATCGAAACTACTATTTCGGCGTCGCGTGGGTGCACCGCTTCAAGTAAATCGATGAACATTTTTTCGCGTTTGACCTTGTTGAGAGAATTACTCTCGCGAAGTCCTTTCACGAAATATTTAAAATTAAGGTGTTGTTTCAAAAGAGTCGAAGGTGGGGATGACTCTTCATTTGGAGTATATGGTGGAGTACCATCCGGAAGGTTCCACTGGATGGTTTCGTCGAATGTTCCTCTAAGGATATCCAACACAGGCATAATATTATTTTCCTGTAATACTTTAATTCTTTCGTCTCGATTTTTCGCTTTCGTCGCTTTATCGAGAATCTCGAACACTTGCATCTTGTGCGTTAGTGCCATAATAATAAATCTCCATCAATTTATTTGCTACATAATATTATATAGTATTTCGTAAATTTTACCCATTTTCTTCCTCGATATTAATACCGAGGTGTTTGGAATGAATTTTACAACCTATAAACTCGTTAAAATATTCACCTTTGAGTAGAACGTCTCTATCGAACTGCTCTTTCGCCTCATAATAAGAACATTGTCCTTTGGTGGTGCAGAGTGTTAGTATTTCTCTATGATATGCTTTTTCGCCTTGATTCTCAACCAACAATTTCAGTTCTTCATTCGAACCGTAATACTTACGCCAGTCTGATTCAACTGTTTTGATTCTCTTTCGAGTCTTTCCTTTTAGCGGTGGAAGTCTACGAGTAGACCAAAAGAACTTTTTGCCGATGTATTTCTTACCGGATTCCTTCTCGGTGATACAGTATACAAATCCAACGTAATCCTTTAAAAAGTCTTCATCTGGGTCGAATTCAATTTGCTTTCCTACGAAAGTGTCGAACATGTGCCACGTCATACATCAGTTTTCCCACTGCGTATCGCTAGGAGAACCGCACATAGGGCAATGTGTCGGTGGTTCCTCGCAGTCGAAAACCACGAGCGTCACCGTTGTATCACAGACAGGACACTCGTGTTCGTATTCGTATTCTAACAAGCAACTTCTCCCCAACCCCAATCGCCTTCCATGCTTACGACTGAGTATTCGGTGACTCGCTTCTCGAAGAAATTATCATGAGACGCGCCATTCAACACCCAGTCTAACCACGAGAGCGGATTATCCTTTTGATTAAATTTTGGTTTCAGTCCCAATTGGAGTAAACGACGATCAGCAATGTGGCGAATATATTCTCTGACTTCTTGCTTGGTCAGACCCTGTACTTCATTCCCATTAAATGCTAGATCGATGAACTTATCTTCAAGTGCAACTGCATCCTTTGCCATCTTATATATCTTAGATTTAAGTTCATCATTTACGATACGTGGATGTTCGTCGCAAAGTGTTCTGAATGTTTTGGCGTTGCCTTGTACGTGTAGAGTTTCATCTCGAATAGACCACTCAACGATTGTGCCCATGCCTTTCATTTTACCGAAACGCTGAAAGTTGAGAAGCATCACGAATGATGCGAACACAGACAGACCTTCATTGAACACTGACTGTGCCAAAGCAAGGGCGAGTCCAGAAAGACTATTACAATCGCCTTCTTTCATGAAATCGATCTTATCTGCCATTGCCTTATACTCGAGAAACTTGTGATAGTCTTCGTCAGGTAATCCAAGCGTGTCGTTCAACAGAGCGTATGCGCGCTGGTGGACTGCCTCTCGGGAGGCGAATGAAGAAAGCATATTACGCACTTCATTATTCTTAAAACGTGGAATCAGCAGTTCATGGTAGTTCTCGCCTACCTGAACATCTGACTGTGTGAAAAGACGAAGGACTTGAGTGATGAACTCTTTTTCGTCTTCAGATAATTTAGTTTTCCAATCTTGTACATCTTCACTCAATTCTGCTTCATCTTCAATCCAATGGATCTCTTCGTGTTTCTTAGCGAGATCGACCGCCCATGGATACTTGAACGGTTTATATGTTTCTGAAAATTTTAAAAGTGACATAAGTTTTTTTTATCCTTCGCAAGCACGACATTCGTCGTCTGAGGTTTCTGTTTGGGGACTCTTATTTAGATGTTCAATGAGTTCTTCATACCCTCCGATATAGGTTCCGTTTAGGTAAATTTGTGGTACAGTTCGAACCTTTCTTCCAGTTACTTCAGCAGCAGTTTTGCCGGCTTCTTCGAGGTCGATATAGTCGACTAG